AACTTTTATTTCTAAAACTGTAAAAGTTCCTAATCTAAAACTTAATTCGTATTTTTCTTTTTTGTTCCCGGCGTCAAAACCGTTTATCCAATTCACTTTCATTATCTTATTACATAATTAATTCCTAATTTAAAATCATACCACTCTCTATTCCAATATTTGTTATATTTACCTTCTGCAAATATACCTAATTGTTTATCTATTTTTCTACCAAATATAATACCACCTGAGTAATCATACCATTGTTCTCCGTTGTTATAGTTGTGGTAAGAGAATTCATCTCCGTTATCATAGTGATAAGGAAGTATATTTCCCCAGCTATGCAACCAATAATTCTTATCGTAGTAATAGTAATCAAAACCTATAACTACTGAATGCTGCATAATTCTACTTAATTCATTTCTCTTCCTAGTACTGTAATCAGATAGGACGGTAGGTATAACAACCTCTTTCCACACGTCAGAACTATTAGCTACAACGTTACCGCTTGGATCTCTATATTCACTGTTTTTAACATTAATAGTATAACCTTCTTGAATAGCTAAGTAAGTATAATGTAAATTACCATTATCTAAAACCCACTCTTCTAGTGGATCATAACCGTATGGTTCCGCCAATCGGTGCGCAGCTCCTATACTAAACGCTAAGTGTTTGTCTTTCTTAAATCTATATCTTTCTGATAATTCAAAATATTCTACATCAGCGAAACCATCTTTTAAATACTCTACCTTGGCAGCAAAGTAATTAACACACAAAGGATCTTCGCAATCATCTTCAGAACTATATCTAATAAAATGGTGTTGGTCTACATAATCAATTCCTTGTTGTCTAGCGTAATCTATTTCAAATAAATATTCTACTCCTCTGATTTTACCAACAGTAGCAGCATCTGTATAATTAGACTCCGTACCATCATAAAACGTTTGTGCTTTATTTTCATGACCAAATCTAGCTATTTTTCTAATACCTATAGTGATAGAATAATCATATGGAGTTTCTATTGTCGATGTCTGTAGTCCATCTATAATCGAAAATTGTTTTACGTCAGATATCGATGTCCCTCCATTTACAGCTCCATATACTGTAGAAAACTTTAAATTATCCTTTAGTATTTTTTCAATATCATATTCGTGTCCCTTGTAACTAAATTGTGAATAACTAAATAACGGTAGTAAAAGTAATATTAATATTTTTTTCATTTCTTTGTTCCTAATTTAATTTTTACTCCAAGACTAGGACCTAATCTATATCCTTCTCCTGGATAATCATATTTTTTACTAGTGGATCCTCCGCCTTGAACTCCAAGGGTGATTCCACCAAATTTAGTTGGTTTATATACACCTGCAAATCCACCACCATGACTTCCTTCTTTAGTAACAGTACCACTAGCACTAACTATAGGTTGTGCAGTTTTCTTTTGCTTCTTGGTTTTTAAACTTTTTTCTAACTTTGTTACAGTATCATCTTCATCCGTTTTAAAGGGAAAAGCGCTATTTTTATATTTTAATTTAAACGGTCCACTCATTTTACAATTTTCTTTTCTACTGTTCCGTCACTATATATAAAGAACAATAATTGATTTTTAGTTATTTCAGCGGGTCTACCTAATATATCTGTTATCATTATTAAATTAGACATTCTTTTTGGTAACGGTCCAACCCAACTTCCTTCACAGTGATTATATGTTAGTTGACATATCTCATCCCATTCGTTTTCACAGCAATATTCATCTACGTCTATTACCCAAGCGTAACAAGGGTTGTTTAACCAATAAGGTGAACCAGGCCCAGTAACACAACCAGCATCATAGTTGCAACTGTTATCACTAACATTCGCTTCGCTATCATAGTTGTACGCATTTGGATCAATACATCCTTCAACCACAGCGACACATGAACCGTTTTCAGTATTAGCTGTTGAATCATAGTTAAGAGCACTACTGTCGGTACAACCATACACATAACTAATACAACTAAAATCTTCCGTATTGGCTTCGGGATTGTAGTTAAGCATAGAAGGGTCAGTACAACCATAAACATAAGGCTCACAGTTACTAGGATTATATTCAGCATTTGCTAAGGGATTAAAATTAAACATCATTGTATCTGTACATCCATAAACATAGGGAACACAAGTCCCATCGTCACAATTCGCAAGCGGACTATAATTAAACATCGTCGGATCTGTACAACCGTACAAATATGCTATACACGTGTCGGGAGTGTTAGCTAGCGGATTATAGTTAAACGCTAAAGATTCCATACATCCATAAACGAATGGAATACACCCTCCGTTATCTACATTCGCAGTGGAATCATAATTATAAGCAGTTGAATCCATGCATCCAAACGCAACCAAAACATTACAACTATCTTGTATATTAAAATCAACATAAACCCCGTTAGACGTGTCTATATGATATTCTAGATATGCAGGACTAATACATCCGGGAACATAATAACAAGTTTCCGAAGTATTAGCATTTAGATTATAGTTAAACGCTGTTGAATCCATACAGCCCTCTACAATTTCTACGCATTCGTTACCACAATAAGTGGTACCTGCATAAGTAAAAAACGGTTGCATAAAAGGAGGAGCTACGCTCAATACTGTATCCCCCATTGGATTTATTAAAGTAAACCCACACTCTAAAGCAGTGTTAGAAGCTTGAGCGCTCACGAAGAACTTAGCTTGCACTAGTTTAGGTGCGTTTAACTGAATCGTATAAGTTTGATTAAAACCACTAGTCATCATAAACTCAGTGGTATCATCTTGGTATATTTCTAATTTACTTCCTACCCAACCATTACCTACAAGATCGTGTAGTATAAGAGTGTAGTCACAACTATCTATGTAGTCCATAGTGTTTGCGGTAGAATCGTAATTAAACATTGTACTATCTGTACAACCATGTATCTTTAAAGTAGCACAGCTACTATCTGTTACGGTAGCTGATGGATTGTACTCTAAATAGCTATCATCCATACAGCCTGGAATAGGAGGTGGTGGCGTACAACTATCAGAGGTAAACGCGTGCGTGGAATCTGTCCCAAAATTTGGTACGGTACCATATACCAAGGTATCGCCACATTGCGTCACATAATAAGATCCGTCATTTCCTCCCCACAAACTTCCATTTAAACCATCTCCGTATGAATCGTATATCGTAAATTCAAAATTTCCTTTGTCAATACAGATTGGTATAAATTGTGGTTCGTAATCAGGAGCGTTTGTATATGGTCCTCCTGAAAATAAAACAGTACCATTAGTATCTTTTATGTCCCATGTTGTTTCGGATTGGAACTGATCCAGGTTAATATTTACCATTGCTGGTACACAATTTCCTACCGGTGGTGGTGGATTAGGCATACATTGCGGCACTGTTCTTGTGGAATATAAACCACTACTAAAACTAACTGTTGGTTTGTTTACTATAGTATCTTCGCAAACGACAACGTAATAACTACCATTCATACCATCTCCGTACGTATCTTTCATTAAAAATACAACTGTTGTTATTGTGTTAGCTATATAACAAGTGTCTAAATGATTAGTATTAGAAGAAGTGTAATAACCAGGTGGAACATTAGCTATGGTGTCTCCATATAAACTATCTGCAAATAATACCCAATAAGTTTCAGAGGGATAAGAATCTGTTGTAACGCTTATAACACATTCTTTTTGTCCAAATGTAAACAGCGGTAATAATAATAGTAGTAGTATTTTCTTCATTTAAAAATCGCTCATTAATTGTTCGTCTATTTCTTCTTGCACCTCTTCTCTTGTTGCTACCATTTTAAAACTTAAATCAGCTTGAAATCTAGCTACCTCTTCGTCATCTTTAAATATTATAATAGTAGGTACAACCGCTATTTTATGCTTTTTCTGTAACTCTACATCTTTACTTACGTCTATATAAGAATATGTTTGAACATCTTCTAGGTCGTGAGCCCAATCTACTTTGTTCGCCTCGTTCCAACTAGCGTTAAATACAGCCACTTGTATTTGACCGTAAGACGTTCCAGCCACTATCATAAATATAATAATTAATAAATAAGCTGTCCATATCTTGTAAATTGGTTTCATCTATTATAAATTTTATCTTCAATTTTTTCTAGAGTTTTTTTCATTTCCTCTATATCTGATTGAGTTGTCAATATTGTCTGTCTAATCATTTGATCTTTCATATCGAACTCCATCCTTGTAACCTCAGCATCAGGTATTTCTTCTAAAATTTGTTCTTTTAGAATATTAACATCTACTTGCACTGGTTTTTCTTTAGCCTCTTGTATTTCAGCCATAAGAGAATACCACCCACCTACAACCACAAATATACCAGCGGCTATCATCCCCATTGTTTTGATGCTCATTTTGAACGCAGTGTCCTCGTTTAATTCTTTAGCCATTTCTATATATTAGTTTTGTATATAATTACGTATTTTTTGCTTTATTTAATCGTGGTAATAGCAATAGCCACTTTTAGAACTCGTCATCATACCACAACGCTCCTTCTTCTTTTTACTTACTTGCTTCATTTTTATACATCGCGTCTTCTTTCCACTTTTGTTTTGATCAACCTTCTCATGAATAGTACAATAAGATTGACCAGGCTTTATAGTGGTTTTACATCTTTTACCACTCCTGCTTACCGCAGCACATTTTATATCTTTTTTACCGTCTTTCTTTTCTTGCTCTTGTTTCTTTATATTATCTTCTATTACTTTCTTCTCTTCTTCTTCTTTTTTCTTTTCTCTTATTTCTTTTTTAACTTTTGCTTTTTCTTTACTGATTATTTTCTTTTCTTCTTTAACCTCTTCTTTCGCCTCTATAACTACCTCTCTTTTACCTAGACCTAAACTCCATCTATTTATACCTGTAGCCAAAGCTATTCTTTGCCATGTTTCATAATCTGAGTTCGAAGCGTCTCTAAGATTATTTATTTTTTGTAAAAGTCTATCAGCTGGAATATTGAACACCGCAGAAAGAGCATTCGCTGACATTGACAGAAGCGGATTATCTATGTGAAAGCCAATTTTTGGTATAACATCTTTGTTATATTCCCAATCCTTTAAAACACCTCTTCTAATTTTTCTAATTTTAGATCCAATTGGAGGTGACACGCTTAATAAATCATATATAACCTCGTCATAATCAGCGTTGTAACCTTTTTTGTTTTGGGTTTGAAATTCTATTACTGCGTTTTTTATAGCAGACGGAACGGCGCCTAAAGTACCCATACCTCTCATGTAACTATCTATTATGGTCTCGTAAAACCTAGCGTCTTTCTTTTCGTTAAAGCCGCTTTCTACTTTTTCTAAATCATCTTCGTCTTTAGCAAACATTGCGTTGGCTAAGAATGAGAATATCGCCGTTTGCGCTATGCCGTAATAAACGGCACTCATTAAATTTTCAGCGGTGTTACCTCTTCTATTTACTATATCTTGAATACGCCTCTTGTGTCTTCTAAACATCTGCATAGGCGTGTTAGCGAACATAAGTATTGGTCTACCAATAGCGCTTCTTTGTTGTGCTGATATAAAATCAGGACGAGATGATTGTTGTGTTGCTTCTGTTATTTCCGTGAACTCTATCCAAGCTTGTTTTTCAGCTTGTGCTTTAGACATACCTTGCTTCATCAAACTTCTTATTTTATTTCTATAAAACGTCGCTCCACCGGAAGCAATAGCAAAACTATCTGCGTATTTTGTAGGTATGAATCCTTTTTCTAATAAGTAAGCTAAAGCTCTTTCTGCTTTATTACTTTTGCCAGACAAAGCGCTTATCAATTCATTAGCTTCTATATTTATTTTTAATCCAGATCTTCTTTGAAGCAACATATCTGAGTTAAATATTTTAGCAAAATCTTTCCAGTACTGTGGTTGGTTAGCGAAAGCTTGCGCGGCTCTAAATGGATTATTAAACGTACCGTTCATATAATTGATAGAAGATATAGTTTGTAGCGCCGCTGATTTAACATTCCAAAACATAATAGCACCACCAGATCTATTTATCCAATTCATCCAACTATTCGTTATGCCATCCGTTCCATAAGGTCTATTTTGACCTGTTTCCATAGCCCACAACATCGATTCTATATGTTCTCTATGTCTAGATCCATAAATAGCTTCTATTTTATTCATGTTTTCCCCTACTAACTTGCCTCCCTCCCATGTACCAAATATAGCTTCTCTATTTTCCTTAAATTCTGTTAAGAACAAATCCCTATAATGATTATCTGCTAATTTTTGTAAATCTCCAGTTATAGTCTCGGCCAACCAGTAATCTTTTGGTTTTGCATACCCCTCCGGAAGCTTAGTTATTTTCGACACACCTTCGGCAAAAGCTATTAGTTGTTCATTATTTTTAACGAAATTATCTAGTAACTTAACATCTCTTTTAGACATACCAGGTATTTCGTAACCAGCTTTGTTCCAAAGATAAGTTCTTATAGCGTTTTCAACAGTATAAACACCTTCCCCAACCTTATCACGTAGTTGCTTTGTAACCTCTGGCATAGATTTCCTTAACACGCTATAATCATTGGACATAGTTTGTTTTGTAGAATGGATTTCATTGTAAGCTCTATTATAAGGTTTCTGTAATTTATCTTCAAAGAATTTTTTATGCGCTTCTCCCTTTTTACCTCTACCAGCGAAGGAGTAAGTAACTAATCCTTGGAAATCTTCCATACCTGTGCTTCCCCACCATTTCCACACGCCTTTTCTTCTTCCAATTTCTTTTGCCTTACCTTCGCTAAACTTTTTGAAACTTTCTACGCCTTTTACTTCTTCTAATATTTTATTAAAATCCCTACTTAAATCTACTTTACTAAACATTCTGTTATCTCGAGGCAACCCTTTAATGTCAGGATCTACTTTACGTAATTTATCAAAGTCAACCCTCAATTTACCATCAACTCTTTTCATGACGTCCATCAATTCAAGTTCACGAGGCGTTTTAAATCCTATTTCTGTAATCTTTTCATTAACCAAGGCTTTCCCAAACCAAACGTTTGTGTTCCCATCTATTATCTCGAGTGCTACTAAATCACCTTGTTTTTCCCAATTAAGCTCTCTTCCATTATTAATAGAATTAGTTTTACCGTCTGGTCCAATTGTACGAGTTTCTATTTCCTTACCATTCTTAAAATCCGTAATCCTTTTTATTTTTCCATTGGCCCTGTAAATCTTTTCTTTAACCGTTATACCGTTAACTTTGTTTTCTACAACTTTAGTTCCTTCAGGATGAAAATAATAACCCTCAGCGTCTAAACTTCTTTCAACGTGGTATTCTGTTGTAACAGTTTTCTTATCCTTACTAGTAGTTCTAGTTTCCATAACAAACTCTTGAACCTTACCTCCGCCTATAGGAACTAACTCTACTGTTCTAGTGACTCTACCTTCTTTAATTCTTATAACAGGAGCATCTGTAGCGTTGTCCATTCTATCCCAATACTGTCCGTTAGCTTTAAATCCTATTAATTTACCGTTTTGAAACACCATACTTTTTGGACCATCTGAATAATGTTCCCATGTCTTACGGCTTCCTTCTGTTAATTTACCATCTTTCTTCTGCGCAAGACACCACGGATTAGAATTTTCTCCAAAATGAGTATCCATAACTTTTCTAACAGCAAGTTGCCCCTCCTTAGTGTTCTCAACAACGTGTTCTGTAATACCGTGTTTTTTGTTTGTAACCGTGCCTTTAGCAAACTCTTTTACGGTATTAGGATCTGTAGGTTTCGCTTTAGTTTTACCAGCGTATTTTTCTATAATCTGATTAGGATTTGTATAAGAGAATATATCCTCTTTATATTTTTCAGCTAATTCTACAGCGTCTTTTACTTTGTACCCATCTTCTCTTAACTTTATATTACTCGTAGCTAACCATTTAGTTGTTATTCTCTCGTATTTTCTTTTCTTACCATCGGGAATATTTAAATTGTCTACAAAGGTAAACATATTGTCTATGGTCTTAGAAACTAGTCCTTCTTTAACTAAATCAAGACGTAATTTAGATATAGTTTTTTCGTATTCTGCTCTATGAACTTTAGAAAATTGTACGTTTTTATAGTTGTCAGGAGAATCCAATTTGTCTACGTCTTTAACTTCGTTTAAAGACTTTTCTTTTAATGTTTTAGAATCAACTTTTTCATATCCAGTTTTAGCTATCTGTACTTTGGATTTGATATCTAATTGATCTAAAACGTCCTTAACAGCTTTAACGTTCTGCATAGCGTCGTCCGCAAAATACATATCATTATATCCTTCTGCAAACTTCTCTAACATCCACATTGCCTTGGCCTCACCAGTGCTGTTACCTAACCCCGTTATATTCTTTAAAGGAATATTTAATCCTTGGGATTTTAAAAACTCGTGTATAGCAACTTGAGCCGCCGGTGGTCTAGCCGTTAATACATACGTATCTTTTGTACCGAATTTTTTAGCCCTATTTAATGCCTTTTTAAAGAAGGGTCCTTGAGCTCCTTCTGTAACGATATTAAATTCTGAAAAATCAAACTCAGCCCCTTGTTCTTTAAGTAAAGATCCTTTGCTAGCAAACTCACCAGCGTTCAATCTCCCTTTGACATATCCTTTGGTAAAACTATCTAACTTACCAACTAAATCAGATGGCATTGGATCGCCTTGTTTTAAATTATCCGTGTTCACTTCTGCAAATCGTTCTCCAAATAATTCTTGAAATCCTTTTTTATTTTCCATCACGGCTTTATGGTTACGTTCAACTATAAAGTCTTTTAATGATCTTTCTTTTCTAGCTTTATTCCTCGCTAACGCAACGTCTAAAGAAGTCTCAACAAACATCATTTGAACATCATACCCAGCTTCTTTAAATTTCCTAACTTGTGCGCTCATAGACACAGAGCTAGCACCAGTTCCATCTACTATTATGCCATCTCCCTTACCTTGGAATTTCGTTTGTTTACGTTGAGCTATATCTCTAGCCTCCCATTGTAAACTACCCCATTTGCTAGCTTGCTCTGGCGTGAAATCCCTCATATCTTTTGGAAGTCCACTGTTTTTAACTAACCACTCAAGTGATATATCTTGATTAACTATTTTAAATCCTTGTTTTTCTAAACCTAATTGTTTTATAACGTTTGATTTACCACTACCAGCACCACCCGCCATAAATATGACCTTTCTCTTAGGTTGTGGTTTACCCGATGGATTCGGTAAGGTATATCTAACACCAGATTTAGTATAAGCTAGAGTGTCATCGAAGTCCCAAGTACTCATTCCTTTTTCCTTCTTGTATTTACTTCTACCCAACTCTATAGCTTTGTCGATAGTAATCAAATCCCTTATCGCTTTTTTAACATTGACTCTAGAGTGAGATTTTGGACCAACAGCATTTCGTATTGATTCGTTAGCTTTTTTAAGTATAAGGTTATTCTCTTTTACATTAGTAGCATCAACAGTGTAAGCTTCTGGTCCCCATTGTGATTTCTCTAAAGTTTCTAACACTCCTTTCATTTGTTCTAAAGTATACTCACTAGCTAACACGTCTCCAACGCGTCTACCTTTATTTGGTCCAGATATATAAATTTGGTTTGCTTCAGACCCCTTCCTAGTCAATACATTTAATATAGCGTTAGTAGTCAAATTAGCCTTTCCTTCCAACGCGTAAGCTTCACTGTAACTAGTTCTACCCTTAGCGTCGTTTTTCAACTGTAGAGTTTTTGGAACTAGAGATTGTGTCGATGTTTCCATAAATACGTCTAGATCTTTCAAGAACTCCTCGCTTATTATTGGCTCGCCTGTTTCTTTATCAAATTTAGCTTTATTTTCAACAAAAACTTGCATTTGATGTTCGTTATTATTTAAAAGTTGTCTTTCGTGTTCCCAATGTAACTCGTCTTTCGTTTTATATTCTTTTAATGTACCTTTTTTATTCTCAAACGTATACGTTCCAGGTTTACTACCTTCCCAAGCAATATGTTCTAAGTTGTAGTTCATAGCTTTTTCTATACCTGTAGAATGCTCAGATTGCATAGCGTTATGTACCATTACGTTTTCTAAAGCTATTTGCTCGCCTAAATCTCTAGTTTCTATATCAAAAGCTTTTTTCCTAGCAGTAAGAAAATCTTTAGCTAGCGTTTCGTTTGCTTTTACAGTAGCCTCGTATCCAGAAGACTTTTGATTATAAGAGAATTTACCTCTAACAAAGTCAACTAACATCATGTCTGCTTCAGACTGTTTTAGTTTTCCTCTATCGACAAGCTTCTTTAAACGTTTGGCCTCAGTATTTATTTGTCTTTTTAGAGTACCAAAATTACCAGGAACAAAACACTTGTCATATCTACCGTCATATACATTACCCTTATCTATAATTCTTTCTTTCCCAAAGTAACTATCTAATGACGCTACGGAATTCTCTCTTGCATCTTTAGAAATTATAGTTTTGTTTATACTCTTTCCTTCGTTTATAATTTCTCTTCTAGCTCTACTATTCCAACCAAAAGTAGTTAACAACGCGGCTAAAGCATTTTTAGGTATATGCTTATAGTGAACAGGCATATTGTTTAAAACTAAAACATTATTATCTTTTCTTTTTTGAATTAAATCAAGAGAGTTATTTACATTAGCAAGAGATACGTTTTCTGAATTAACGTTATATTTTTCAGCTAATTGCTTAGCGCTTTTTGCTTCTTCTTTTTCGAAACGTTCGGATTCCTTAGGTGTTTCGTAAAAGTCTTTTATACTTTGTAGTTTAGTAACTTTTGTTATTAATTCTAATCCTTGAGCTTCTACGAGTCCGTTTTCTAAAATCTCTCTGATAGCTGGATTTTCTTTTCCAAAAACATCATCAATCATTTTGAAATCATAAAACTCACCAGTTTGTTGACGTCTAATAATATCAGAAATTCTTTGAGCTTCAGTGCTACTAATATCTATTATAGCTTCAGTCATTTTTTCACGGAATCCTTTTATTTCCGTTACATTACTAAAGGCTTTGTGAGGTTTGCCGTCTGCTAACTTCAACATAGTAGATTCAAAAACTCTACCCTCTGCATCTAGTAATTCTCTAATAGGTTGGCTAGTAAGTATTTTGCTAGTTAAATAAAGCAGTCCTTTTGTCTCTTCTCCAACTCCTTTTTTAATATCTTTTTCTTTTCCTCCAGCGGCTTCAAAACTCTTTTTACTAGTATATACTTTTCCGTTTATTTCGTATACGTTCCTAGGATTAGTTTTAAAAGTACCGTTAGACATTATACCAACAGATTCTCTAAGATCAGATATTACTTTAGATGATTCTGATTTTTTACGGTGTGCAAAAAAGTTTTCTTTTGATCTAATTGTTCTTAACTTATCCTTTCCAGTGGTAACTAAAGTCCCAGCTTTTTCTTGTTTAGTGTAAGCTACCTTCTGTATTTCACGTGGCACTCCAGCGGATTCAGCAGGAACTTGAGTAGTTTTAGTTATAGGTTGGCCAAGTTTGTCTACGTCTCTATAGTCAACAGGTTTTGTTATAAAACCTTCTGGTAAAACGTGACCAAACATAGTTGGTATAAACTTATCTAACATTGGTTGAACAGCCTCTATATCTTGCTTATCTATATTAGCTCCCTTCTTTATTTTTTCCGCAAGCACTTCGTGTATAAACTTTCCTTTGTTCTGTCCTTTTTTATACGTACGTCCTCCAGTAAATATTTTTACTGTTTCGGCTAGCATTGCAACCTCTAGAGTTTTGTAGTTCTTACCTTCTGTAGCTTTTTTAAGTTTCTCTATATTTGTACTACCGTCTTTGTTTTTAAATTGATTTTGAATAGCGTCGTAAATTTCCTTAACTTGGTTACCTTTACCTGTGTTTACCTCACCAAAAGCTTCGTGTAGTTTTAGTTTTTCAGACTCTAATTGTATACGATCATTTATTTCTCTAGACGTCTCAGCTTGAATCATTTCAAAAGCATCGAGATCCATTTTTCTTTCAACGCCTTCTTCAGATAAAGATGTTTCTTTTTTATCTCTAACTAAATCCTTAGCATTTCTAAATACGTTTAAAAGTTTTTGATTTCCGAAAGTGTTAACCCAACCAGAGAAACCAGGATACTTACCTTCTTTTTTGTATTTAGAAATTTCTGTAATATCAAAGTTTCTCATGTGCCCACCTTGTTTGATTTGATTAGCATTAAGCCCGGCGAGCTCTTGTACTACTTGACTAGCAAAAGCTCTTTCATCTAAAATTTTACCTCCAGATTTTCTGTTAAACTCACTAGTCTTCTTTAACATAACGTCAAAGATATTGTCAGCTTTTTCTAAATAAGTATCAAACCATCTTCCCTCCATAGGGTTGCTATCAGGTCCTTTCCATTCTTTATTCCATATTTCTCCAACTTCTTTTTTTGTATATTTATTTTTATCAGTACCCTCTATCTTTTTATTTAATAGCTCTTTATAGTTTCCCTCGGCAGCCTCGTTTATCTTATCCATTTTAGCTTTTACCTCTGCGGAAATAGGAACTTTACTAAACGACGAATAAGCTCCAGCTGCTAACTCGGGATTTCTCTTCATAAAGTCTTTCATCTGCCACTTGCTAACACCTCTATTCGACGCATCATATAAGGATTCTAACATGTTTTGTAGACTAGTAGCGTCTTCTACAGAGTATTCTTTTCCCTTTCCGATATTTGGAAAAACCTTGTTTATATAAGGCATAAAAGTATTTTGAATCTTTTGAGCGGTACTTCTATCAAGCTTTATCTCTTTATTCTTCAAAGCTTCTACATACGACGTTAAATATTCCTCGTAGTATTCTTCCTTGGGAACTTTTATTTCTATTGGTTTACCAGTTTTTGGATCTATAAGTCTTTGGCTAGTCTTAGTAGCGTAGTTCTTTTTTATTCTATCTTCCAATACTTTTCTAGCATTAGGATTTGATTTTTCTAAATTTTTTAAAAATTTATCTATAATAACTCTACCCTCTTTAGTTACCACATACTTTCCGTCCGCTCGTTTTTCCTTCAAAACATCTCTCAATATATAATGAACCACCTCGTGTATACCAGTACCCAACGTTAAGGCTTTGGCCGCTGTTTCTGGATTGACAATTATTCTATCTGGTTGACCTTTTTTTCCTCTTATGTGAACACCAGCCGTACCCTCAGATCCTTTACCAGCTAATCTTTCGTACACTTGTTCAACGGTTTCAATTACTTCTCCTTTTTTGTTTTTAGTTTCTTTAGCTATTTCAAATTCAGCGCCTAGATCTTTGGCTATAGATTCTGCTATAATTAACTCTTCCGTAACTCTCTTTTTAAAAGCAGCTTCTAACGATTCAACAACCTCTAAGTGTTTCTTGTCTAATCCCTCAGTGGCTTTTTCTATTACCTTTCCTTCTTTGTTTTTAACCTCTTTACTACCGTTTATTTCCTTTTCTAGTATTTTAATCCTAGTGTCATTTTCTCCCTTCTTATTGTTCTTTTTTAATCTGTCTAATTCACTCTTCTTTTTAAGTAATTCAACGGTTTGTTCAATAAATTTATGCTGTTCTTTTTCGGTTTTAAATAAAATTTTATGCGACTTAACGTTTTCAACTACACTTTTGTAAAACTCCCTTTGGCTTTCCATAGTTTCCCTAAGTTTAGGATAACTTTGTCCAAACTCTACTTGTAGTTTCGCTATGTAATATTCAAATTGAGTGTCTGTCATATTTGCAAAATCAACAACGTCTTTACCGTTTAACTCCTTCCCCATTTGTATCTTTTTCTGTAATCTAAATGTGAGCTTGTCTGTTTCTTTTTGCTTTTTCTTATCTTTAGCTATCAACTCCTTAGCTTTAACTAAATCGTTACGGAACTGCATGTCCGCAACAGACGTTTTAATTTCTTTTAACTCTAAATCTAATTTTTCTTTGAGTTGTTTTTCTTTTTTTAAAGCTTTTTTATCTTTTTTGTTTAGTTCTTCTTTGTTTTTTGTTTTTTCTTTAGCTTCGTTAAGATCTTCTTCTATTTTTTTATATTCTTTCTGGTATCTATCTCTAGCTTCAGTTTCTTTTTTAGCACCGGCGTTATCTATTTCATTAGGATCAGCTACTTTTCGCGGAGATTCTTTAATACCTAGAATCTTAGATGCCTTACTTACTTTAAAAACATTTATTTTCATGTTTTCGATGTCCTTAGCTACTGCTTTCATAGTACCACTATTAGGACCAAGAAGATTGAGTGTTAACATCCCTATATAGTCACTAACCATATGTTTTGCTGATTCGTAGTATACTTCATCTCTATATTCTTGTTCTGAACTAAATCCTTCTTCTTCCCATTTAGAAAAGTCAACTTGAAGCCAACTGTCACCACTAAACACTTTAGCGATCTCCATAGATCCAACCCCACTAACAGCTCCTAAATGAGCGCTGAATACCTTGTCTAGAGTTTTTATCTTTTCTACTTTTTCCATCAACGAAATTCCATACTTAGTAGTATATAATTTCTGTATTATTTTTTTAGAAAGTTCATTACCAACTCCAAGACCAAAAGCAAATTGCCAGTTAAATGATTCTTCCAGCCCTCCTTTTCCAGGATTATATACCATTGGATCCATATCAAAAAGTAAACCTCCAACTTGATCGGCTCCAGCAAGTACAACTAACTCTTCAGTACCAGCAACGAAAAGACTTGAAACAAAATTCCATGTTTTACTTTTACTTCCCATTTGAAGAATATTTCTAAAAGCGTTTCCAAAAGCAGTTATCTGCGCGCCAGTTAACTTTTTAGTTATAATCACAGAAGCTACAAGAGGCGCTATATCAACCACAAAATCTCTACCACCTTCTAAGACATCTCTAAGATCCACCTCGTGCCCAAACCAAGTTCCTAAACTCGCGTACTCACTACCATCTCTTTTAATTCCTAACCCCTTCTCTGTTTTTTGTATATTTAAAATATCACCAAAATTTTGTACATTCCAATCCACTTCCTCGTCAGCTGTCATGCCCGTAAAGTCAGTAGTCCATCGCTCGGTAAAAAAGTTTCCTTCGGGAAGTAAGGTTGGATCCTGGTTTAAATCTAAAGCCCTACTCAATGACTTAAACTTACCAAGAGCATTGTTGTAAGTTTCATAATTTTGATTATCAGCGGTGAATTTTCTTAATCCAGGTTGTATCTGTCCAGTTTCAATAATTTTATTTAAATTCGCCTCAAGGTCTTCTTTTCCTATAGCCATCACAACATCATATAACTCTCCTAATAACGTTTCACTATCAAACATCACCAGTTCGGGATCCTCACTCATTAGTTGTTGTACAGCTGCCACTACCTCGTATGCTGCGGCCTTTCTCTGTAATTGCAACATATCGGGTTTATTGTCTAAAGCTAATATCCTAGCATTCTCTTCGTCCTCCGCAGATATAGTACCGATCTTACTTTGAATATATTCTGCGTATTCTTCTTTTGAGGTAAACGTTTCTCCGTTATCACCAATAGCATCCTTCCAATTATCAAGATTAACCTCTTCTTCAGGAACGTCTTCCCAGTTTATCCACTTCCCATTTTTGTTGTAAAGTGTAACGTACCCTAATTCTTCATTCTTAGCAACTCCTCCTTCGAAATCTCCTGATTCAAACAAATCGTAAGTTTCTTTATGTGTTCCTGTGTAATACGTTGAAGCTACTTCTTGAATGTTTTCAAGCTCTACTGCCATTCCGTTTTTCACCAAGTTTTCCTCTTCTATCTTAACTGCTTTTCTGGAGTTATTTATATTTTTTATTTGTGATCTGTCTACATATTCACTAAAGAATCTATATTTAAATTTTCCGTGATTTGGATCTTCAAAAGATTCATTCTCAGCTGCTCCTTGAAAATCTGAACCAAAAACCCAATCGAAAACCATCACAGCTTTTTCGTCCGCATCAGTACCGTAATCTTCCATATAAGCTCCGTAAATATATTTGTTGTTTGCGATACTACCAAAATCCGGCATTTCTACGCCTCTAAGAAACTTTCCCCATCCCACGGCATCTCCCCAAGCCTGAGTAGCAAAGGCGTTGTCTCCTAATTCCTCAGCTAAAATTGTGGCTGGATCGTCGGTTCCGTATTTTTCTACAAGTTCGTTTTTAAAGACGTTTAACTCTGCCTCCATGCCTTGTTCGACTTCCATAGCATGAAATTGATCTAGAACAGCTGAACCTCCACCCCAACCACCTCCACTTGCCCCTACAGTGTTATCTACTTTTTGATATTCGTATTCCTTCAGATTATATAGATTAGAATTGTAATTCTCTATCAATTCATTTACTTCTTCTAGATCTAACTCATCTGATTCTGATTCAACAGTCTCCCACGGAAAAGCGTTTCCATATAGATCGGTTTCTGCGTCAGCGTGAGACACTGGAACCGATTCACCGTTTGGCCCAAAGTAAGCCCCGCCTCCTGTGGGTCCAGCTTGATATCTCCATCCCGCGGGAGGACCAAAAGAACTAAGATCTAATTTGTTCATTAATTCATCTGATTCAGCTATTTCAGATTCCGATAACTTTTCTTGTGTGCTTGTTTTATCATAATTTTTAACATCAACTTCATCGTGATCGTCATCATGCTGCTCTATAAACGCATCAACATCACCTTCAAAACCATGAAGTTCCTTGTGGGCTTCGTGGGATATTGGTCCTGTGTTTTCTACTTTATGTTTTAACGGGGATTTAGTCTTAGTCATGCTGTAGATTTATTGGAAGATGCGTCTGATGTAAGACGTTTTTTTATCAACGCGAGTTCTTTTTCGTTGTATAAACCAGAGTTAACGTATTTATCGTAACTATTAGAATTTTTCTCTTGATTACCGTAGTTAGGATCAAAAGCTCTTTTCAACCTACTAGCATAGTAATTATGTAATTTATTATCTATTTTTGGATTAAAAGATTCTATGGATGTATTTAGTCCGTCCATATTGCCACCGTTAGCCTCTATCATTTTTGGTAAAATTTCGTCTTGTAAAGCGTATATTCCACCCCAATCATCCGCAAGAGCTTGTGGCCAGTATTCTTTTAGTAAATTACTAACAAAATAATCTATATCAAACGGAGGAATTTTATCTCCTCTAGCGCCAGCCTCTTGCATATCTTGGATAGCCCCCATGTATCTACCCTCACCGTCGCCTTTACTTTCCCAATCTATAGCTATATCGTTAACTAACTTAGGGGGAGCCTTAAGAGTGGGTACGTTAGCTAAAATTTGATAATCAGGCGTTATACTTATATCTCCTTTTTCTGTAAAAAACGCGTCAGGCCAACGAGGATCCGTTATGTTGGAAACAGTAGACTTACCCCTCATACCTCCGCCTCGCATTGCCATCCACTCATCCTTAAGGTTTGACAAGTGGTTTAATTGTGTATGTACTTTTTTTATACCAGTTTCAAAAAAACCCGCCGCTTCTTTGTTTCCCTCAATCAACATTTGATCATACATCTTAGCGTATTCAGTGATAAACATATTTACTTTACTGTGTATATGTGGTCCAAATACCTCTGATACTTTTGATTCCTTACTGTAATCAGCTCTTTCACTGTATATCTTTATCGGATCGTACTCTATGTGATCTTGGTTTAAAAGACTTTCCTGATCCGGTCGAATTCCATCGTTATTTAGCGGTAGATTTGTGTTCACTCTTTGTTTTGCCATAATTTAATTTTTAAGAATCATGTTAACGTCTATCATGTCATAGTATACTCCGTAATATCCATTGTCCATAATAGTAACAGCGTCCTCTCTTCCTATCTCTATTAAATCTTGAGCCATAGCTCCAGACCATAGTTCGTCATCATTTTTATAATTAAAAGTATATATAGGTATACCAGATTTAGAATAACCTGTTCTAGTTATATTTTCTTTAAGTCTAATATCGGATAATTTACTAAATCCTTTAGAAACAGCGGCAGACGCCATTTTATCTCGCGTAGCAGCGGCGTCATCAATAGCTTGATCGGCAGCGGCTTTTCTATCCATGCTCCATTCTAGTTGTTGAGTTACCTTGTCTCTCTCGAATTGCTCTACCATTCTTTCCCCCTCTCTTTCCATTAAGTCTCTTTTTTGTTCTCCCTCAGCGGATTGCTGTGCTAACCTACCAGCTTCTGCAGAAGCTCTTAATTGGTTAGATTGCTCTTGTTGCCCAATAGATATAGACGCTTGTTGTGCTTGTTTTACACCCTGGTTGGCTAATACTTGTGCTAATCCAGCTACTCCACTACCACCCGCTGCTCCTTGCATATTTGACATTATATTAGCCATAGATTGTTGAGATTGCTCCCTAGCAAACTCAGATGCTTTTAAATTAACGGTAGCATCTTCGTAAGGGTTTTCTAAGTTAGAGTAAGGATTTTTTACACCAGCATATGGGTTTGTCATCTTCTGATTATCCCATTCGTCCATATGCGCTTCGAAATCTTCGTTAGCTGCTTCTTGTTCTCTTCTTCTTCTAGGTCCTCCAAATAAAGCATTTAAATATTTCGTAGGCGAACCTTTGTGGTTCCCATCTTTATCCTTCTTTCTTTTATACTTATTGTACGCCATAATATTATTTTGTTTTATTTATAATTACACTTTTTACGTGTTATTTACTACTAGGAGTTATTTCAGAACCTATAGAAAACATCTCCGCGTTTACTTTAGAGTTATTTTTAATTATAGGTTCTGCATAATACCCTATTAATCCAGATAAGTTAATCCTACTATCTTTAGCAAACATAATAAACGTATCGCCGGTAATATCAACAGCGGCTTGAGTACCCGCATCGTTAACAGTTATCGTACTCACCCCATTCGCGACTGAATTTATATCCATTAAAACCCCTCCGTACACCGGGGTAGATGTAGAGTGATCAAACCCTACGGTTGGAGTCCAGGTACCACTAGCGGCGTTACACATAGTTTGAGTTATGTTATCATCAGGATCGACGCTACAAGTACCAGTACGTGGCATTATATAGTATATTCCATCTCCTATTTGTAACGAATCGTTATCTATTGGTCCATTAAAGCTTATTGTTATCATATTTTATGTATTAACACCTGCGGTAAATATCTTACTTACATCGATGTATATGTTTTTGTTAGTTGTTGGATATTTACTTATGGATATAGTTCCACTTAGATAAATATCAGCACTACTTCCGTCTATATATATTATTGTTCCCGCCCGTATAGGAACGTCAACTCCAAGAGGTGGATTAAAAGTAGCAGTGGTAGTAGCGCAAAACAACCCTCTTGTAATATTGAGTGTTCCTTGAGTAATATGTCCCGTAGCGCCGCCGTGAGCTACCACACAAGGAGATGCGTGAGTACTTTTATCAATAAATTTACATCTAATAGTTGCTCCATTACCTATTCCACCAGTACCATTAACATCAACCGCTGTTCCTGTTCCAGACGCTATAGCCGTACGAACCGTAGTAGATTCTTGTCCCAATTTACAAGTGGCATTTGTTAGTTCTAATTCTATATTTGTTGTTTTCTTTATTAGACCAGGTCCATAAGCTCTAAATGTTATGTCTTTTGTAATATCCCAAGTTTGAGCAGCTGATAAAGTTACCGTTAAAGTATCTGTATCAATAGCCGTTATCGTGGGCATAGTAGATGTAACACTTCCTGATTCTATCGCTGACACGTGCATACCAATATATAAACCATCTACGTTATCCAACACTAAAGCCGTACTATCAGATCCAGTGTCGTGTGTACTAGCGCTAGTTGTCTCGTGATCAGCAGCGGTAGTAATCCAATATAAGTCATTAGCATCCCACTCTCCAACATTACTAGTTACTCCAGGATCGGTTATAAAAACCCCGTAATTTCCTGTAGCTGCTGGAACTGTTAGTTGCTTGTCTTTCATTGTGACAGTCGATCTACTAGCGCCTACAAATTTATCAGTTGAAGATCCAGTGGAAGTACCAATAGTTGTGGCTGAAACAGTAGAAATAGATGTGTCTGTAGCAAACGTAATAGTTGAATTTCCATCGCCACTACCAGAACCAACTTGCTCTATAACTGTCGAATAATGCAATTTATTACTACCAAAATTAAACTCCGTGTTATAGTGAGGTTCCGCAAAGACGTGTATCGTGTAAGTATCTCCGCTTGTGGCTGCCGGAAAAACAATACTAAAACTCCCTGGTTTTTTATTTGCTAATCTACTTTTAGACGTATAAGTAGCCTCAAAAGTATTTGTGAAAAAATTATAATATCTGCCGTCTGAAGATCTAAGAACCTTTAAACTAAACACAGCGTCGCTATCGCCTGTTATTACCACAGATCTACTAGCTCCACCGGTTCGTATCGCGGTATTATCTATTTTTATTGTTTTAATTAAAGCCATGTTGTATTATATTAATATGTACAACTACCGTCGTCTGTATTCGCCGAGTAGTCAAAGTTAGTTGCTGTAGGATCTGTACATCCGTTAACAACCATTCCAAGAATAAACGCGTTGAAATTTACTGACGGATTATAAGTGTTATTTGAATTCACCGTTACTGCAACCGGCCCTAAATTTAATCCAGTTACTTCGGAAAAAGGATATGTTCCAGGATTGGTTACGTTTCCATAACTACTCCAAATGAGGTCAATACCATCAACTCCGAAATTAGGAATATAGGCATGTGGATTATTAGTGCTACCATAATAATTCGCTGGTATATTTGTTCCTGCGTGAACAATTCTCATAGCACCATCGTTATGGGCGGCGGTAGCATGACGAAATTGAGCTTCAAAACCATTCAGAAAAATACAACTACCATCATCAACTGAATTAACAGGATTGTAATTAGTAGCATTAGGATCCATACAACCAAAGAATATCAAATTACAACTACCATCATCAACAGTTGCATTTGGATTATAATTAGCGGCTGCATAACCAAACGCGCAAGGAGCCACGCATATATTACCGTCGCTCCCAAAACCGTTTATATCCGGGTTATCACCGGGAGCATCATTCGTACACCCTGTAATAATTTGACCTAATGTGGTTCCTATTCCTTGGAAATTAAATGCCGCTGTATCTACTTGACCTACTCTTCCTCTAATAGCATTAAACCATTTCCCTTCTTTTTCTATAAATTCACCTACAGATCCTCTTTGTTTATCTGTGTGTATGTTTTCAACATACCAGCCTTCGTCGTTATATAAGTTATAATATTCTCCGTCAGTGTTCGATGCTGTCCACGCTCTTATTCTGGATTGACTACCTTCATAGAACAGTGTGTTAAAGTTTTTAATAACGTCTGGATGCGTGTTTAATATTGGAGTAATAGATGACTCTTCGAACTCACCATAAAAAGTATTTCTATCTGTACCTGGAATATGGTGCTTGTATAACTTACCATATTTCATAGTATAATATTGGTTAACTACGCTAATCCCGAACTCCGGTATAAAAGATTTAAAACTTGTCCAACCTCTAACATCTTCACTAAATGTAATGGTCTTACCTCCTCCTATTTTTTCTATAGATATATCGTCGATATTACCATAAAAAAGATCATCACCAACCCAACTATCCATTGTTTCAGGATCGTTCCATTCTCCAATATAGAAACTCATACGTCGAAGTAAATCAATTGGAAGTGGATTTTGGTTGGTCGCGGGGTTCCCCTCGTGCTCTCCTATTTCGTTGACAAACTCATAGGTTTTATTGCCTTCTTGTAAATCTACAGTTTCTCTAAATCCTTCACCTACCTCGTTGTAAACCATCATCGTTAACTTGGGAAACAAGGAAGGGGTCCAAACACCAGTAGCGGCGTCACACAAAGCCTCGGATGTGTTTGTTGTAGGGTCAATACTACAAACACCAGCAGGACACGTCCACTGCGCACCAGTCACACTAAGACACAGGGCTTCAGTTGTGTTTACCGTAGGATCAACACTACAAGTACAACTATTACCAAAATCAACATTTTTCATCTTGAAAGTCGTTCTATACTTGTCTCCCATTTCGAAATGAAACTCAGCGTTTTCTAAAGTTAGATTTTCAGATCTAAATAAATTATTTGAAAAATATTGCTTTAAATGTACTCCTGCGATTGCTTCTCTAAAGGTAACCACTCTTTTTCTTTCCCATTTAATTTCATCATAAAATATTTGCCCAGCAGCAAGTCCAGTTGTGTCTATATCCCATTCGGGTACAGTTCCACCCCAAGGAACTATTTGTCTCAACGAGATAGAATCAACTCCAAAAACTCCATTTGCATGCGCTCCACCAACCCCAATATTACCAAAGAAAAATGGGTAATCATCGGTATCAGCTATATATATATTAGTCTCATAAGTTCCTGAAGTCTGAATAAAATGAGTTTGATTACTTACATTCACTTCTGGAGGAGAGTCGTCAATCCACGCAACGTTAGGTCCAATTACCGTTCGTAATTTTCCTGGCGTGCTAACAGAGGCAATTTCAGAAGTAACTCTATACCACCCTTGATCTAAAGGTATTACAGGAGCCCCAGATGGTACCGTGATACCGACAAAATCTCCTTGAATAGCTGGGGACGAATCAACAACTCCATTGTTGTTATATCCAGTTAAAGCCCAGTTAGGCGTGTTTTGGGTAATTATCTTCATGGAAAGGTTGTCAATATTAAAAGAAACACCATCCCACTGAATGTCTCTCCCTGTTGTTTCAAATCTTATAAGACCAGCTAAATTAGGATCGTTAGTTCCGGCAATTGCCATGTTTTTATTAATTGTAACAGTATTACTACCTGGCGTTAGCGTAATTTCATGCGGTGATGTTTTGAATCCTTTTAAGTTATCGTTGTAAAAAGAAACGCGTAAACCTCTAGAACCTCCTCCTCCGGGACCGCTACCAATATGATGAGTAAGGTTAAACACTTCGAAAGATACTTGAACATGGTCATAATCTCCTGGTTGGTTTGCTGTAGCCACATGTTGTTGTAGGTAATCTGCTTCGCTTGGCCACATCTCGTTTGGAGAAGTAAATAACACGCTACCACTTCCATCGTTAAGAGAAGCGGAATTCGTTGCTGTTGGAATAATATTATCTACCCCTGACATACCTGGACCGACCATCCAGTTAGTAGGCAAAACATATCCTGATTCCACTAAACTAAATCCATCCATCACTGGAAAAGATTGATTGAGACCGGCGCCTTGACCCTCTCCACCAGATACCAATTTAATAACCATTCTATTAGCAAGATAAGTATCAGTAGTACCATTAACCGAATCACCGGTCGCTGAAGATGTAGAAGTACCAAACCAGTAATTACTTACTTGAGAATCTCCAGGTGGACTTTCGTTTTGGTCCCATGCGTAATCGCTGTTTAAAACCACGTTAAACTTTACAGCGGTAGCTACCCCGTTGATCATACTCCCGTAAATAGCTATTTCAAATTCAGGATCGTGAAGATATCCACCGCCAGCGTCTCGGAACGTTGAAACATTAAAAGATAAATCATAGCTCTTTGATGATTGAATATCTAATAAGTTAGAGGATGGTTGCGTGTAATCTATGTTGGCTCCGTTAGGACACATCCAATTACTTGTTTCAAACGCAATTGCACGTGATGAAGTTGTGTTCCAAGGCTGCGTGTTCGTGCTACCTGCTGTTGGATCCCCATTCCACCAAGTAGAAAGATCCGTAAAGTATACACCAGTAGTCCAGTAGTTTGTAATATTCCAAGTGTTAACTGTTATAGGGAGATGAGACGGATAATCTTCAAAAACAATAGTTGCTCCATGATGTATACCACCAGCCCCTACTACAGCAGCAATTCCACCAGCTGGGTTTGTAGTTTGAAGAGTAATAAAACCCGTACTATGATTTACATTAGCTATTTTTATTTCGTCATGAGTTGTAGTGCTCCAAGAATTAACTACCATTCCAAAACTACCAACGTTAGATACATACTTAACGTTCATATTATGGAACAATCCAGTGGTATCGTTAACTCTCATAGTTTGTCCACTGTAATTTCCATACGGTGTTACTGGAACTGTCTGGGAAACTGTAGTGGTAACGTCGGAACCGTAATGATTGTAACTCGTATCAACAGCATCACAATCAAAATCATCTATAAAATTAGTTTGACCAGCGAGAGTAACGGGTAGCTCTGGTTGAAGCAAGAGCTCGCTACCTAAAACATTGGTAGCATTATCGAAACCAGGGTTTAATAATAATTCAGGCGCTAAAGTTGTTAAAAAGTTTCCACCCTCTTCAAACCCTGGGTTTAAAATTAAATTCTCTCCATCTGCGTAAAAGATAGATAAATTATAGTCTTTTTTATGTAAATCGTAACTACCATATATTTTACCGCCGTCTCTTAAGTTGTCTCGAAAGTAATCGTGTAATCCCTGGTTTGATATGGGCGTTAACCCATCTTTAGATAATCTTAACACCGCTCCTCTTTGTTTATCTGTAAAATAAGCTCTAAACGACTCCTTAGCAAATGACTCTGGATTTCTAGATATACCGTAATCTCCACTGAAAGGACGCGCCTCGCCTAGCACTCTGTTGGTAGCTAATAAATGCGGTTTTCCATCAGCGTTGTAAAGAACATCTTTGTCTACAAATATTTGTAATACTCTATCTTCACAAAACGTAACAAGATCATTATCTCTAGCGTATAGTTTTTGTATACTACCATAAGCCGGCATCAATTCTTTTGTTATTTGTTCCGCTTGTATAAATTGATTTAAATTATTCACACCGCTAGTAGAGTTGTACAGTCCAGAGTATATCAACCCGTATTTTCTCCTTTCTTCTTCGTAAGGTTCTTCTAACACTGTAGATGCTTTTACTCCATTTTGTATAAAAGACGCGTTAAAGTCATCTCTAATCCTATTAGATTCCACTCCGTTACCGAATGAAAAACAATTATAATAAGGTAATCCAACGCCTATTTGATAAACCATTGGATCTATTTCTATTTTTGTGATATAAGCAGCGCTTCCATTAGAGTTGTCTACAATTTCTCTAATCGCATACACGGTTGCTTTAGTATAACTCAAATCGTCTCTCCAAAACGTAAGTGTAAGTCCAGCGTATTGATTAGAACTACTAGTTAAACCGCCATTAGCAATTGTATCAGTAGCTTGTAATCCAGGTCCTGCTATAGAGAGTATGTTACCGTCCCAATCAACAACTCTAACGAAGAAATCTTCCTCGGGAAATTGTTGAGCTTGCGGACCATAATCTATTTCTCCTGGAAAAGAAGGCGGGTTATTAATAGTTACTCTACTTCCTACAGGTGCTAATAAATAACCTTTAACAGAATCCTTTTCGTACTTAACCCCGTTATCTGCTAAGATTCCGTTTGATTCTAATCCAGTTGTTCCACTTCCGTCAGTAAGGTCCAATCTTAGAGGTAAAGCATCGCTAGCCTCATAATATATATTTAAATCTATATTCTCTGTTCCTTCTGTTTCAAATATAGCCGGAGAAGTAGGTAAAATACTCGTACCTGGTTCCACGTGGTAATCTAAAAATCTAATAGTTTGATAATCGTCAACGTCAGCAGTGTCCATTGGATTGTAAGCTTGTTGTCTAGGATCTGAATCGCCTGGAATGCTACTTTGGGCACCATCTCTACTAAGTTGTAAAATAAATACAACTCTTCTGTTGTTAGCTCTACCAAAATCAACGACCTTTTCTTTAAAGTCTTCGTATTTAGTAGTTGAAAAACCTGAATCGTACCATTCTTGTAGGGCTTCAGAAACACTATTTCCCCCTTTTTGAACATCCCCATTGTTATCCGTCTTTAGTACGGGGTTCCAGGGAGTGTGATTATATAAGTATTTAACATCTGAACTTAATATAGTGTAGGTGTTATCGTCATCTCCATCGAACTGAAATTTACTACCAGGTACCAATCTATTCATAACCGCCTCAGCCGAGGGCCCTCCTCTAAAAGAAGGATCGAATTGCCTATCGTGAGCCTCTAAAGACGAACTGTTCATGTAATCGTTAAATTCGGTGATGTTATTACCAATAGCGTGATGATAATGAGGCCCTGAAATAGAATCGTCGAAATGTATTCCCTTCGCAGCTATCCACTGAAAAGCATGTTCACCTAACATTCCACCCTGCATGCTAAGAGTGTAAGTATTCCATGACATCGACACAAAAGCATCCAAAACATGGAAATCTCCATCGTGTAAGTCAACGCCTACAGAAGAATACGAGAGATGCATAAAAACTTTTTGGGGATTTTCAGTGTTATCAGCTTCATACACTTTAGTCCATTCTACATCATCCGTTCCAGTTCCAACATAAGGATTATTATTCGCGGTAATCTCAGCCTCATAATCACTCTTTAATCGAAGAATTTTATCATTAGACCAATGCTTAGCCCCATTCGGATCACCCGAACTGTTAAAATTATAAGCGGTACCTGGGCCTGCTTTCACTATACCTTCCATACCGTAAACTCCTTGGTCTATAGTACTTGCCATTCCTGGATTTCCCTTGTGCATTCTACCGGATTGAGCCGCATCCCACATGAGTGTAGCTTGCATCTCTGGTGGCTCTTGGCCAGAAACAAAATGCATATTATCAATAAACCATCCTTGGTTTGATGTTTGATTACTGTTGAATTTAGTTATTTCCGCCCAACGAGGTTCTGTTTTAGTATCTACAGCGGTAACGTGCACAGGTTGAGTATTACCTGTGTTAAACTCTGTTGAATTATATATACCATAACCGGTAGTTGAGGCATTTAAAGATGTATGCGTTTGATGCCTGTCAAATAAATTAAATACGTATGCTCTAGCTACAACTTGATAATCATTAGTTGTGCTAGATGCAGATGGTATCAAGTATTGATTAGTTAGAGTATTCGATATTATTTTTACAAAGAATCTTCCTTCAAATTCAGTTGTATTCTTTTTTGTCTTTTCAAATATTACAATTGTTAAGAGTTTTGCTGAATTTAACACTCCAGGAGAACTTTCTACCCAAGAATCAGCGGGAGTGATTTTTTTATTAAGCAAGAAATTGTACACCCCATCATTCCCAGCCTCTTCTCTAAAATAAGCCGCTACATCATACTTTTCTGACTTTGTAACAACGTTATTTGATGTTATCTCGAACTGGATAACTAGATGTCTTGATGTTGATGCGAATTTGTCTAGATCCATTCCAAACTCACTTTCTATCCAAGTCTCTCTATCTATACTTATTCTCTTAACATCTTCAGCGGGTTGTGCGCTTGAATTCGAAAACAAAGCGGCTAAATCCTCGGCAGTACCACCACCTGTTCCTAACTGTGTATACTCGAACTTTATAGAATCCGGGGCATTATTCTGAATATCTATGACTTTGAGTTTGTTTTCTTCTGGGACTTGTCGCTCTACATCAACTTGCTTTTTTATAGTTAAATAATCCCCCTCTTGAAGTTTATTCCTATCCGAAGACGGAAAAGAAATCCACATGGTATCGTCTCCTGTGTTTTTATAAACCCTATCCATGGTAAGATTGTAGTATTCACCAGTCGTTTGTTTTATAAAATATTTGTAATACTCAGCGAAAGAGGGTTGTTCTCCAATTAAACTACCTCTTAATCGTAAGGATTTACTAGCAGCTCCAGAAAAAGTAGCGCTATCAGAGATATCATATGGGATTTTTATAGAAGAATCTTTTCCTGTAAACACAGGGGTCTCCCTACCGTATCTATCACCATATACAACACCTAAATAATACGTTCTATCAGATTTTACAGATTGTTTTCCAGTTTCAAATGTAACAGCAGTAGTGTTAAGAGGATCAAATTTCCTCTCCTCGTACCCTAAATCCAAATCAGGATAACATATTCTATCTTCAAAGTCTTTTAAAGTATAATTTTGTAAATAATTAGCGTAAACTATCCTATTTGAAGTAATTTCTTGTGCTAAAGCCTGCCTAGGTACATTGTCCCAGGGTCTTAGTATTTGATTTTCTGGTAAGGCAGCATATATATTTTCTGTAGATACTATATATTCACCTTTGTTAGATGTTATGTTTGTAGCATGATGTGTACTGTCTTCTGTTCCAGTGCCCTCTACATAACCAGTTGTTAAATACTTGTGACTAGTATAACTATTACTATTCCAGTAATTGTAGCTAGATCCGTTTAGAGGAGGATCGTCTGGTCTAATGCTATCTACAGAATACACAGTTGTAGATGTCTCCTTTTTAAAAAGTATATCTATTTGTGCGACATCATTTGGAATATCTGGAGTAACTAAATCCTGCAATCTTATATCGATAATATTATTTTCCATTCCTAGATTATATGGATCTTTCGTTGGATGAAAACCAAATGATCCAGCTAAAAATACTGGTTGTGTAAAAGGTGAAAAAGCAGAGTATTGCCCGTCTGCGTATTTATATCTAGTAGCAAAACGTATAAATTCTTTTTCAAACAACACGTCTGTGTCTACTTTCTTGTAAGAATTATAAAAGAAAGCCTCATCAACTGGAATAGAACTACTTATTTCTAAAATTTCCCCAGTAAATCTAAATCTACCCCAACCAGCAGCCTCCCACCAGTTGTCGTATAAAATACCTGTAATTTTTAATTTTAATTCGTAATTTTGTGGTAAATTACCAGTGGTATCATCTCTACTGAGTAAGATTATGTCTCCTATTATATATTCAAAATCTTCAAAGTAATTACTATAACCCTCATGTGTAAATGTTAAATCTGTTCCCACTAAAGGTAAAGATCCACCTATAGATATATCTATTGGTGTTAAATTAAAAGCAGAAGATGGCGTGTCACCAAAATCATATATACGTTGAACGTTGGAATCTGAAAAAGCTATAGTCGGAGCTTTACCAGGTTTTTTCTTTATCACCGTAATATGATCTTCTTTTATAGGCCCGATATTAATCATAGCACTAGTTGTTTGTCCCCAATCAGCTCGTCGATACATGCTACTATGCGAAGTTAAATTAGTGTGGAGATTATTTTTAAGTGTAGATATGCTTATCTTTTTAGGCTCATTGACGTTATCTGTCCAAAAAAGCATGTCATCAATTATGTTTACAGCGGTTATAAGTGTGTTATAATCGAATTTTAAAACATCTTTATTCCTGTCTACCAATATAGGTGTGCAAGTGTTGGAAGTTTGATTAGTTGGATCATCTTTGTATTCGATAATAGCGTCAAACTCCGCACAAGTGACAAACCAATATAACGCGTCGTTTTTTTCGTCGACTACAGCTCCAACACATCTATATTCTTGTCCTGTAAGTGGGTTCATTTCATCACCTATAGGAATTAAATTTTCAACTCTCGTATTACCCAATATGTTTTGCACTGTTCCAACGTTACTACCTTCGGACGTTGAAACTTGTATATTCATAGCATCTCTATACTGCCCGGACGGAACAATTCTTTCGTCAAAATCCTTGTTCATCGCCGCCTTGTCAAAACCGTTTTTAATTACTGGCATATATTAGTGTTTTATTATCTTAGATTTACCCCTCATGATTTGGACCATTTCATCTATCTTTAAGTTTGATAATCTTAGTTTAGCTTGTCTTATTGACGCGAATTTTTCTTTTTTAAATCTAGGCACTAAAGCTTGTCCAGCTACACTAGTAGATAATATAGCGTAAGCTATAGATTTATACATAGCTTCTTCTGCAAACTTATGAACTATCATCTCTTCATCTGTACCAAGTCCATCGCTTATATAATCTAGAACTATAGTTTTTCCAGAACAGTTAGATGAAAAATGTATCAACCCTTTTAAATTGTCTATAAAATAAGAACCATTAACTTGAGCGTGCTGTGGATCTAAACCATACCTTTGCCCCAAATTTAAATCGTAAATGTCAGTATCATAATTATAAGCAGAGGCATCACTACCGCTAGCGGTGCTTGAATAACTACTCCAAGTAGTAGAGTCTCCAGGTGTTGATATAAAAGTTACCTCGTTAGTTGTTGTTGTAGACGCCGCTGTAGAATCATTTGAGGTTGTTATAACAGCGCCGTTAACATCAGTAACCGTTGTTCCATTTGGAAAATCCTCATGAGATACTAACATTCCAACAGTTATATTGGACACATCTGTATTTGGCGCTTGTGTTATTTTATCTTCATCAATATCCCACGTAACATTTTCTAAAACAAAGGTAGATTCTTCCTCTAATATTAAAGAACCATCTTGAGGTGTAAACGTAAGAGTTTCAGTGCCTGTATAAGTCGCGTTGTTGTTAATTTCTATTGTTGTTATGCCACTGGTGTTAGAAGTAGCAATTACTAGCGACTCGTTAGGTATGTTAGGCGATGAAACTATCATTCCAACTTGTACGTTTGGGTATTCGGAATCTAACACTATAGTAGCATCAGTATCTGTTAAAGTACCAATAGCTGTTAAAGCATATTCGCTATCTGAGTTTTGTAAAATTGGGGTTGGATTTTGAGTGTGACTAGTTGGGTAAAGAAGACGTTTAATACCAGAAGCATCAGTCCATAGTACTCTAGTGTAATTAACGTAATCTTGAGGAAGTATCATCGTGTTTGATGGTGGAAGTGTGATTTCTTGCGACTTTATAGATTTAAAAGTATCGAATGATAACTCTTGGATAGCTCTTTGCGCGTGAAAAGCTATATCTGTTCTTTTTACCTTAGGGATTATTTTACCGTCACCAACGTAAGCTACGATGAAGTTGTTTATAATATTATCTAAAGAAATAAATTGGTAACCACCAAAATCATTTCCATTGTAGTAATTTTGCTGTGTTTGATTGTCTAATAATCCCATTTATTATTGTTTTTCTTGTTGAATATTCTTCGTGTCTTCTCCTGATGCTGATTGATATAAATTCGTATCTTTTAACGTAAAACCTGCTAAAGCTAATATTTTCATAACCAATTCTGTTTCGTCAGAAGGATGTAAATCAAAATCTTGAGCATCACCAGCGGTAGCGTTATATAATGCCTTACCTCCAACAACTATATAGGTCCAATTTACCTGTCTAGGTGATTGGATGTAGTCTATATCTAGCGAACCAAAATTCCTACCAGCAACTTGAATAGTGTTATTTATCGTATCTACCATGTATATAGGTCTAGTGGCCGTAGGTGCTGCTAAAGGACTATTAGGAAAATGTCTAAAATCTTTTCTACTAACGCTTTCTAATATTAAGTCACGGAATCTAACGTTGGATAATCTGTAAAACCTTGGTAACGTATTTAGATTACCACCAACGCCGGGACCGCCAATTGGCCCTTGTAATACCGCTGTTACTTCAAACGCACTTATTTTCTCCTCTAACAAATCCACCATATCAGCGTGCATAGTGCTGTTACCGGGTGTTCTTAGGAATTGATTTAAATCGTAGAAATACTGTTCGAATATATCCATTTGCGCTTGGTTTGCAAATAAGTTAAATTCTTGAGGTGTTATATATCCTCTTTGTTCTTTATTAGCTAACAGTAAAACTCTTTGATATATTCTATCTACGTTTATCATAATGTTTTTTTATTTTTTATAAGGAAACTTTTTATTTAAAGCTTGCTTTCTCTTATTACAACCACAACCCTTTTTACCCATGTGTTTATTTCCGAGTTCAAGTAGGGTTTTTATACCGGTTATTTTCGTGATTTTTTCTATTGTATCACCTAATCCTTTTGATTTCATATAATTTATTTTGTAGTTACGATCGCCCCGTAGGGCGACCGCTCTACAGTTTGGTTAATTGTTTAATCTTTTTTCTATATTTGCATATATCTCCATACCTTCATCAGTTTTAAACCAATGTGCTAAAGCGGTATATGGATGCTCGTCAAACGGTATCGTCATTATCTTTCTACCGTTACTTCCCCATAAAAAGTTTCTTTGATCTGAAGATAATCTTAATATCCCATTTTCTACAGATCTAATACCGAAGTTCCTAAGCATTACGTTTTCATCATCAGCTAATTCTAAGAACAATTTAGGATTGTTTCTAGCAAACAGTAACAAATCACGTCTAAGTTCCTTAGAACTCAAGTTAGACACTTCAGAGCCCTTCTCTACACGCATGATAGCTTCCGCCATGTCGATATCAACATTTCTAGCCGCTACTAACGCCTCTACTTGCTGCTCTAAAACATCGATCTCTTCGGCGGCTAATGCTGCTGGTTTATATTCGTAATATAACACGTCTTTATGCGGGTGGTATAAACTTAATAGTTTTTGTAAAACTGTTTTTTCTTTTGGTACAAGTAGAAGACCACCTCTAAAAACAATATGTTCTAATCTTTGATCGCCTTTCATTTCGTCAACAAATGGAGTTTTTTGGTTTTGACAATATTTAAGTTCTCTTTCGTAACCTAACTCTTCGTCAAAATAATAGATATTCGTAGATTTAATCGATCTAGATATAGGTCTCTTACTACCCTTCAAATAATAAGCCCTATCTTTGATTTCCCACTCGTTAGATGGTTTAACTCTTTCTCTTGCTTTTGCCTTTGGTTGTTCTACAACCTGTGGTGTTTCTACCACGTTTTGGATTTGAGGTTCTTCTACCTCAACTTTTTTTGTTTTCTTTGTCATAATATAATATATAATAAAATTAATAAAATAAAAGGGGTTGGGGCGAACCCCAACCTCTCTTAATATAATAAATGCTTACTTCATTAACATGAAGTTATTAGCACCTTGCGTAATCAAACATCTCTCCGATAACATATGGATTGACATCGCGTCTAAAGCAGATGTAGTAGCTCCAACAGAACCAGTAACCCAAGTTTTCATTTTTCTATCGTCAGTTTTAGAAGATCTATATCTAACGTGTAAAAATGGTCTCTTAAGATTTTTACCTAACATTTGGTCGTAAACAGTTGACGTACCAGCTGGGATAACAACCCCTCTAATAGCGTTGGCTCCAGCGGAAGCATTAATACCACCTCTAGTAGCTTTGTCGTTCAAGTATCTGAAATCAGATTTGTAGAAATCGTAAGATCCACGTCTGAAACCAGAGAAACCTAAGTTTAATGCCATGTCTTCTGAGTTATTGAATACTCCATAAGAAGTACCACCAGCTCCGTAAGAATTCATAGAAGCTAACATGTCATCCATCGCTAGAGACGTAGCTCTATTTACGAACATCATATTTTCTTCAATAGCACCTTGAGAGTCAAACTCAGCTAAAATAGCGTCGAATTCAGCTAAATCAGTCGCAGCATTAACACCAGTTACACCAGTAGTAATGTTACCTCTTGATTCAATAGCAGCGAACAAACCTTGTGTACCAGAAGCATCAGTAGCAGCAGGTCCAACAAACGCCGCAACATCATCAGTACCCTCTACCCCAAGCTCACCTTCTATCATAGCCATTTCTAAGTAATCATTAAAACGTGCTCTTGTATCAGCTTCAGCCTTTAAGTACCAAAGATATCCACTTTGACCTTCTTCAGAAGCAACTTCAACCCAACCGATTCTAGCTGTATCAGAACCTGATACTTCGTAGTAATCTTTAATAATAATTGGTTTGTTAGTGTAAGATTTGAAACTAGGTTCGTTAGCGCCTCTTTGCTCAGTAGCAGCAGCGGCAGCAGAGTTATAACTTTGACCTTTTCCAAACTCAGAACCATATACTAATAATGATCCAGTAGTTGCGGTAAGAGTAGTACAGTCAGCCGCTCCGTAAGGTTCAACACTAAGTGCGTTACCGTTAACGTGAACAACTAAAGCTTTTAATACAGCTTGACTAGTAGCTAAAATAACAGTGTCGTTTACTCTAACACCATGAGAACCCGAAACGTAAGTAGCGTTAGTATCGATGTGGTCGTTGATTGTGATTAAACCACCGTTTGTAGAGGAACCACCACCAACGGTAGTTACCGTCATTGTGTAAGCTAAGTGTAATCTACCTTGTTCAGACCACACAACTTGGTCAGCAGACATAGCTTCTTCAGCTCCTACTTGTGAAAGAAATCCAGATATAGTCCTAGGACCAAATACCTCTGCTTCTTTCTCCATAAGATCTGGTAAATATTGTTGCGCCCAGCCTTGTCCAGCTGTCGCAGTAAAGTCGAAGTAGTTTGATTGTAGTGCCTGCTGTATATGAGCAGGTGTGCTATTTAACAAACCACCAGGATTTGATATTGCCATAATTTTTAATTTTTAAATTGTTATTTGTTTTTAATTTTGAATTTGAAATCAGGTGACGTGTCAGTGTCTAAAGCTCTAACTTTAATACCATTAGCATTAAGGTTTTCTCCAAACGTCTGTCTAGGAGACATATCAACATTTTTAGATTTAGCGATACTGTTTTTAATTGCGTCAGCTTTACCTTGTTCGTAAAAATGATTAGCAATCTTATCAGCGTTAAAAGCCGTGTATAATGATTTATGATAATCCTTAGCGTTTTCCATTCTCATATCTTTATTCAAAAACTTTTTGATAAAGTTGTTAATATCGCTTTGACTTTCCCTAACGTTATCTACGTCGTTTACATTAAATCTAAATCTTTTATCTCCAACCTCATACTCAAAACCTTTGAATTTTTCGTTGAAAACTTTTTCTGTCTCTTTTTCAAAAACGTCATATTGTTCTTTGAACATTTTTTTATCTTGCTCTGATTCCTTATTGTACTTGTGAAAACCTTCAATAGCGTTCTGTTGCTCTTCAGTGAGTTTTGAACCCATCTTGATGTCTTCGTAATATTTGGATTTTACACTTTCCAAGTGTTGCCTTGCTTGAGCAACTTGCTCTTTCATGGCTAGTTTTTTTCTTTTTACTTGTCTATCTTCATCTATATCCTCGTCATACGCAAATTCGTCTTCCATTACAAAATCTACTTCTTCGTCTGATAAATGTGGTTTAGTAACCTTGTAATATTCTTTTAATAAAGTATGGTTGTCTAATTCCGAATAATCTTGATTAAGAGTAACGTAATCGTTTAAATCTCCACCCGTGTCTTCCATAAAATTCATGAGTTTTTGTATATTCTCTGGAAGTTCTACTCCCGTCTCTATAGATTCAACTATAGCGCCTTCTACGGTATTAACAACTTCCTCTACTTTTGACTCCGATTCTTTATTTGTTATTTCTTCTATAACTGGGGTTTCTTGTGTTTCAACTTCCTGCTGTACCTCTTCTTGTTCTTGTGTGGCGTTGGTATCTTCAGCGAGTTCAACCACTCCTCCGTCGTTAGTTGCGTCTTCTTTAATTTCTTCATTTTCTTTTGGTGTTGGTGGTTTATCTAAGTTAACCTTAGTTATAGTTTCTTCTACAACCTGAGGTTTAGTTTTCATTTTTTTTTGCACTTTTGTAACGTCACCTTTAGGTTCGTTTGTAGTCTTTTCAACTACTTCTTCTTTTTTCTTTTTTGCCATAATATAATATAATAATAGTTAATAATTTGTTTTACCTAGGACCAAACTGTGACATATCAATCCCACCTAATACATCATTACCTGATGATTCAAAGTTTTTAGGTGGTTTATTGTTATTTCTTTGATCTATAAGTTCACTCTGCTGCGTTGCTTGTATTTTTGTTCTTTTATCTTTACGATCTTCTTTTTCTGTTTCTTTGCCTCTTTGTCCGTCTACTTCCATCCCTTTTAACTGCATATTAAAATTAAATTCTAGTTCCATTAATTCTTTTTTAATAGCGGCTTCTTGTTGTAGTTTCTGGGAATCAAACTCAAACTTCTTCTGATCCATAGACATAGTTGTATTAGCTATAGATTGTTGTTTTTGTATTTCTGCTTCTGCTTCTGCTTGTCTTTGTCTTATATTAGCAGTTGCTTGCGCTTGCATATTTTCTTGTTGTACTTGTTGATCTCTACTTAATTTTTGTTTTCTCCTTATTTTTAAAAGTTGATTTGCTAGTTTAACGTTTTTAATTTCTCTAAGATCAATAGCGTCTTCTAACTCTATTCCCTGCTGCGATAACGCTGCTTGAATATTGTTTTCTAACATTTGTTTTTCTTCTTCATCTGGTGCTAATTCTAAAAATATACCGAAATCATACAAGTGTAATTCAGACATCTCCGCTAATGTAGCAACGTTATGTCCACCGATTTTTTGTATGAAGGCATCTCTTGTAGGAGAATATTCTAATACGTCAGATATTCTAAGCGAAAGACACTCGCATATTTCTTTAGTTAAAAATAACCCAGAATTTAATATATGTCTAGTTGCTGTATTTGAATTTGCCGCAGCTAGTTTTTGAACTCCAACTAAAGCTCTCTCGTCTGGACTACCAGCGTCTCTAGCTTCGTTTAATCCAGTAGTATCTCTAATCATCTGCAAGTAGTAATTGTACGTTCCGATCAAAGCCTGCATTTTATTACCAGCGCCTTGTCCTCCGGATATTTCTTGAATAGGTATTTTACCGGGGTTCATATCGCCTTCTGACGTCATAGACCTACCTATAATACTACCTGTTTGGAAAAACATGTTTAAAGCTTCTTGTGGATTGTAGTTCGTGCCGTTACCTAAATCTATCTCAGCAAGTCCATCAGCGTCAAGATACACTCCGTCTGGTACCATACGCGACAACACTTGTTGTAATTTAAGATGTGTTAGTTGGATCATATCTGCAAAACCCGTTATTCTGCTAACTAAAGATTCTATTCTACCCTCGTACATTCTAGGGGCACAAATAGCATAATTCATTTTTACTTTAGAGTGATCACTTTTAGGGCGCATCATGTTTTTTGACATTCCCCATTTTATGAGTTTATTTGTTCCTAAAATCAAAGCTCCTTCATATAGGCATTCTATAGATTTTGATTGCTTACCGAAGTTTTCGTTTTCCTCTGGATTAAAAGAATCATCTTTTTCTATAGCTTTTTCCGCTCCTGTAGCTAATTGCTTCATCTTATAAACCTCGTTCATATAGGTCTTGTAGTTGAAGTATAGAACTTGAACCTTATTATTGTCTCTGCTATCGCCACGCCTACTATTATATTTGTACGAACTATTACCACCAGTGTTAACTATCTCGTCTAACTCACTCTCACTAATATGCGGAAACTCTTTTATTAGTTCGTTTATCGGGATAGTTTTAACTTCTCCTACGTAATATATATCTTCAAAATAAGGCGATTCCGTGTATGAGTAAATAAGATTTGCTGGATCAACATAATCAATAGTAATACCTTCAGATGTATTAAAAGAGTTCTTAACAGCTCCTATGCCTAAAACAGCAATATCATAGTAAAATCTTTTTGATATTAAATTGTAATCATTACCTTTAAGTAAAGTATTTATAGCTTGTTCCTCAGCTATCTCGACAGACTGTTTGTAATCAAGTTGCATGTGCAAGTCTAGTTCCTCTTGTCCATCTGGAAGTTTTTCTGGATTATTCTTAAATAAATCTAACCCAAAATTATCTTTTATAAAGTTCTTTAAATCCCTACTTCTCATATCTTCCATTATAGCGTCTAGGTACTTTGTTCTTTTACTAACCCCATAAGGATCTTGAGATGATGCCTTCACATGAAAGATTCTTTCCGCAATACCATTTACCACTATATCTACGAACTTAGGTATAATTGGGACTGGTTTCCAATCTAAATTAAGATAGGACAAATCACCATTTATAGATAACTCATCCTTATATTTCTGTATTGATTGCTCGCCTCTAGCGTATAATCTTAATTGATGAAAATTAGAGTGGTTATACGAATATCTGTTGTTATGGCTTTTATCAAACCACTCACTCTCTATTGCCTGAGCAACCTTAAGTCCGTATTCGAAACTTAACTTTTCTACATCACTAACTACTTGACTTGGAAACTCCCTCATATTATTCTTTAATTATTTTTGACATATTACCTTTGTTTGAATATTTAGCAATATTTATGTTTAATTGTTGTTTCTCAATTTTAGCATTTGGCCTATACAAATGTCTATTACAAGCCATTATAGCTAAACCAGAACTAATAGTCGCGTCGAATTTAGTTCTTTTATTTATATCAAATCTACTCCAATCATTTAATGTTTCGTTAAAATATATATTTCCATAATTTCCGTCTCCTAAATGACCGACGTGACCCTGTATATACATCTCAATAGCCGCGGCATGTGCTTGTTTTATATCTTCACTTGAATTAGGTATTCCACCTATTTCTTTTTCCGTTACAGATAATTTGTTCCACAGTTTATCTGGTCTATTCATAGAGTACCCTCTATAGCCTCTTCTTCTTAAATGATATAATAATCTAGGCTTATTGTTTTCACAAAGTAGTGGCATTCCATAAAATACTAAGGCCATCAATACGTCTTCGAAAAATATATCAGCGGTTGGAGGTCTTGCTACGTATTCTAAAAACATGTGGTTTGGAGGACAATCTTCCATTGAAAATTTAGTAAGACCGTGTAATGCTCCGTTCGATCCTCTTCCATCTACTGTTCCTGAGATATCGTAACTATCACAACCAAAAGCACCCATGTGTTCGTTAGCTGGATACCTTACGTTGTTTTTCATCACGATTTTATTCTGCATGTGAGATGGCGGAAACCAACTCACTTTAAATCTACCTTTGGGATCTGGATAGAATATTACCTGTGTATCTTTAACGCCGTTAACCCATTGAAAGTTCCCAACTGATAATACCGCTGAGTTTCCTATACCTTCGTTATAATCTATCTGCTCGTATATTTTAACAAGATTAAAAATACTATTTTTAGATTCATCTCTAAAAGCGTGTTCTGTAGTTCTTGGGAACTGTCTATAGAATTCGTTTAATCCGTCTTGATCAGATTTTAATCCTTCAACCTCATTGTTCCAATGTTCTATTATGCCGTAATCTATTAGTTCTCCATCTGGTCCGAAAACATCATTATCTGGATTATTGAAGACTGGATATCCGTGTTCGTCAATAAATCCTTCATAGTTCCATTCCATTGGAATAAACAAAGAGTATAAACCAGACTTTGTTTGGCCATTTCTATTTCGCGATGTGACATCGGATGCGTTGTATAATTTTTTAAAATTGTCTCCACCTTTATCTAATGCGTTTGAAGTTGAGCCCATCATACATTTACCAACTATCCTACTACCTAATCGTAAACATGTTTTTGTAACCCTCCAGTTATTTAGTATATTATCAGGTCTTTCCCATTTACCACTTTCATCGTGTACTAGTAAATTTAGTTTCTCTCCATCGTAACTATTGTCTCCGGTATTCTTCCAATCTATCGTTGTATCTAATCCTTTTATATCTTCTAACTTCTCGTTAGCTGTAATCTTTTTCCTTGTAAATTTAGACGCCGGTACTCTATACGCTAATTCTGTTTTAGGTCTATCCATACCGTCTTGAATAGGTTTGAAAAAGAATGGGTAATTTATACTAATTGGGACTACCTTATCAGTAAACATCTTTTTAGCATCAGATCCAGTTTTTGAAAGTATACCATATCTAGCGTCACCTGTTAGAGTAGCTAAATTAACTGTTTCAGCCGAAGACATAAAAGAAAATCCAGATCTACGATTTTTAAGATAACACATACCATAACATCTTTTATCTGCCTTACACGCCTCCCAAAATATGTAAAACAATCTATTTGATTCTCTATAATCTGGAGCTCCAACGTCAATCTTACTCCATTGCAAATACATATAGTGCGTACCAGTTACCCAGGTTGGTTTACCATTGTTCACAAACCAGAATCCCTCGTCTCGACGTTTAAATTCTTCGTTTATATAATCGTACCATTTTTCTTTTTGATCTTCCGGATAACTCCTCCAATCGAATATATTCTTAATCCTCTGTAACTCCTTGGGATACTCTTGTTTCACCCATTTGTTCTTTTGGTGTTTGTATACTTCTTTAGGTGGTTTAGGTAGCGCTATAATTAAATTTTGTATCTCTATTATCTCACCTATAACCCCGTTGTGAGATAATACTATTAGATCGTGTTCTTTGTTGTAGCCATACTTCCACTTCTTACCTCTATTCATTCTGGTAATAGTGGTTTTCTTTATAGGCTCTACTGTATTAACTAAACTTTGCTTGTACATTACTTAGATCTACCTTCTGCGAATCCTTTAAAGACTTCTTCCTTTCTCTCTTCAGGTGCCTTGCCCTCAAGTAGATTCTCTTCCTCTTGAATTCTTGTAAGTATTTCGAATGCGTCAAATATTGCTAGTTTTTTAGTAGCCGCAGCGTTCTTTAGTCTATCAGCAGTAATATCATCTCCAGAATCTACAATAGGTTCTTTAGCTACTTTGATTAATTCCTCCACTGCTTTCTGCCCAGCTAGGATTATATTCTTCTTCGTTTCCTTGATATTCATATTTAATTGTAATAAATTTAGTCATAACTCTATATAGTCTTTTCCCGTCAACCACAAACTCATATGTTGAAAACGGTGTAAAGCCTACTAAATCCCCCTTGTTATACGTACCGTCTGTATGTTTAACAATGCCTATACAGGACTCTTCCCTGTCGAAACCGAAACGAGTTCTATCTTTAATTGGCTGTACAAAACAATATCCCTTAGGAGCTTTCCACTCTCCGTTTCTTTTGTATAAAAAAACTTGATCTTCTTTTGCGAAATAAGTGTTTTCATCAAAATAACTTCTACTATTCTTTTCGTTACCTCTAACATCATGCCATCTTCTAAATATATTATGATGCGTTATAATAGTATCTCCAGGTTTTATTTCTGTTTTAAAAGCCGTAGGAACAGACTTAACAATAGCTTCTCTATTTACAAATTGGTGGTTATAAACCTCTGTGTTTAATACAAGATCTTTATCACCTACTTTAGTTGTATTGTTATATCTATTTCCTTTTGGCTCTATAACAAAGTCAAAAGGCGCTTTCATTAGTATTCTAGATTGTACTCTATAGATATAGCCATGTTCTTATTGAAGTCTTTCCATGGCAATACATCTTTGTTCTTCTTAATATATATAGAGTACTTATCATCTTCTTCTATAATATCAGATATTGTGTGTCCACCATAAACTTCTTGCCCAACAGCATAGTGCATAGCGTCGTTTTTATAGTCTTTACCCACAGTGATCTTTCTAATCAGTTTTGACATCTTCGTAGTTTATTTCTCCTGTATGTATATTGATATTATCAGTACCATATTCTTCTTTAAGATTCTCTTGCATAGATCTTAAATCCTCCTGAATAGTCATAACATGGTGCGCTAGTGCGTGTTTTTGTGTTTCAATAGAACCTATCTCTATTTGAGATCTATTTAGATTATTAATAATACCCTGCATTTTATTTAAATGCTCGTTACTAATTTTTTCAGGTTTTTCACCTTTTAATTCTTTGATTTTCTTTGTTGTGTTTTTTGCCATTTTTATTTAATTTAATTATTATTATTTTATCCTAACGTTACGATCTTCTATTTACGCCCCACTTTGTTGATAATTCTTTAGATAGTGTTATCGCGGCTACAGGTCCAATATCTGCATCATAAAATCCTACTTCCCCGATGTTTCCATCGTATGTAGTTGAAGGATGATGAGCTACGTTGCCACCAATCTGTGCGAATCTAAAACCAGCAGCTGCTTTCATAGCTCCACTGACGTTCGCTATATTAAGTCCATTATCCGCGTATACATAAAACCCTCCATCTGTATCTCTACGCATAACGAGAACCGAAGGAACACCTGCTACTTGGGTGTAACTTACAGTACCATTAGTAGTAGAATCCAACGTTGTTGTTACAGCTGATTCTTCTGTTCCCATTACGGTTTCTATTTC